TAATGTGCCTTTGCTCTTGGAAGCAAAGATGGGAGACAACTGGCTTGACACTAAAGATGTCTCTTGATATAACTATAAGACTTTTTAAGGAGTTACAATGAGCGAATTAGCAAATTTAAACGTAGATAATTACGAAGACTTAGCTAGAGCAATGGGAATGGCTACAGAGAAAAAAGCACCCAAAAAAACTAGCACATTAAATAGATTAAGAATTTGGCACTCACCTATTATGGGTAAGGTTGAGGTTAATGGTAAACCCACAAACGTAGAAGTTATTGAGGGTGGAGCTTATAGATTAGAGGTTGTAAGCGAAGATTCTTCTTTTTACATTTTTTCCAAGAATATTACCATCAGACCTTTTATGCAGCGTTTCATGCTAAAAAGATATGTTGCTAATCAGGGTGCTAAAGGTGGAGAGAAAAAAGGCTCTTTCCACAGAACCATCATGGCTGATAGTCTCAACATTGATCTGAAAGATAACACAGGTAGGTTCAACTGTGGTAAGCCATCAGGTTATGTTGAAGACTTTCAAGCCTTGCCCAAAAGCACACAAGATTTAATAAGACAAATCAAACGAGTACGAGTGCTCTTTGGAACAGTATCTATGGAAGATCCCGTAGATGAAAAAGGTGTCCCTGTTGAAAACTTTTCAGATTCTCCTTTCATTTGGGAAGTTGACAACAAGGATGCTTTTAAAACTTTTGGTGATTTATTCTCAGAGTTATCAGAGAAGTCTAGATTACCAATTCAACATGCTATGCATTTAAATGGTACACATGCTAATCAGTTACCTAATGGTAGTTCATTCTACACACCTATTGTTGAAGTTGATTACACAGAGTCGTTTGAAATAAACGATGAAGATAAAAAACTTTTTGGTGAGTTTAGCATGTTCATAAAAGGTTTTAACGATTGGGTTTGTAAAGAGTGGGATACTAACGTACAAAAAAGACAAGGTGATGTTAGTGAAGCCGATCAAGAAGTAATAGAGGATTTCATTGATATTGATACAGAAGAAGTACAGTGATATCCAACAACCCATTTAGGGTACATAATATAAACTACTTATCCCCAAGTAGCATCAACACCTACATCACAGATCCACCACAGTGGATTATGAGATATCTATTTGGCATTAGATCAGATAGTGGTGCTGGTGCTATTCGTGGTATTGCACAAGAGCATGTGTTAGCACAGAAATATGAAAAAGGTAGTTTTGATTTTTTAGAACTTGACACTAAGTTTATTGGTCTTTGTGGTGAAGCTGGCATTGATCTAAATGATGATAAGGTAAAAAAAGAACGCAACACTTTAGCTAGTTTTGGCGAGGTGTTAGATAAAAATTTTAAATATAAAAACTTAGAAAGTTATCAACAAAAGGTAGAAGTACAGTTGGATGACTTACCCATACCTATCATTGGTTACATAGATTTTTTATTTAAAGATACAATAGTGGATTTAAAGACAACAGTTAGAATGCCATCAAAGCCTACAGAGGCACAGATGAGACAGATGGCTTTGTACTCAATGGCATATCCAAAGAAGAAAGTGGATTTGTTTTTTGCATCACCAAAGATGCACAAAAAATTCAATCTTAAAAATTTGTCATTGCATAAAAAGCAACTGCAAACAGTGGCATTTAGTATACAGAAACTATTATCACTGAGTGAAGATAAGCATTACATTGCTTCTTTATTTTTTCCAAATGTTGACTCGTGGATGTGGTCATACAAAGCAAAGCAAGATGCTAGTCAAATTTGGAGTTTGAAATAGTTGAATGAAAGCACAAAAAAACGCATTGCCAAACGTAATGGTTACAAAGGTAGTTTAGAGCATGGTATTGCTAACAAATTAAAAGTTTGTAAAGCTAAATTTGAATATGAAACTATTAAAATTCAATGGCAAGATTTGTGTTACAGAATATATACTCCTGACTTTATACTTGATAATGGCATAATTATTGAAGTAAAAGGTCAATTTAAAACAGAAGAGAGAAGAAAGCATATTGAAATAAGAAGACAACATCCAAACTTAGATATACGTTTCGTGTTTGGTAATAGTAAAAATAAAATATACAAGGGGTCAAAAACTACATATGCTAAATGGTGTATGCAAAAAGATTTCCGATACTATGACAGAATAATACCTGAAGATTGGTTGAAGGAAAAGGGGAAGAAAAAACATCCAAAATTTATAAAGTACGTAGGAGGTACAAAATGATATATAGGAAAAAACCGAATGCTATTTACATAGAGTTAGATCCAAAAGTAGATGGATCATATTGGACTGGTGAGGTTGTATTAAATATAATTGCCCATCCTGACTCCAAATTAGACGCAGAGAGCAGAGCTAGTCTGATGCACTTGACACAGTTGGTAGCATCTTCTGTGCCTATAATGGACTTAGATCCTACCATATTGACTAAGCTAGAAAACTTCTTAGAGTCTTTTGTTAAGAGTAAGTTTGTAACTAGAGAAGAAAATAGTAATATAATACATATTGACTTTAAAACTAAAAAAAGAAATAATCCTTGAGACATTTAGAGTATATGAAAATGAGAGCAAAACAAGCAGAGCAACAGTCTGATCACAAAGAGATCATGGACATGGTTAATCATCCACCACATTACAACAAGGCTGGCATCGAAACAATTGATGCTATCATGGCTGCTACTGATGGTGGTTTTGAGTATTACTTACAAGGTAATATCATCAAATATGTTTGGAGATACCGATATAAAAATGGTGTTGAAGATTTAGAAAAGGCACTATGGTATCTCAAGAAGTTAATAGAAACAAAAAAGGATGACACGAGTTAAAATATTGATTACAGTAAAAGTAGATCACGAAGAGTACACAATACCCTCTGACGGTAATCTAGCAGCAGAAATAGAAGATTACGTTAGGGACATAATACATGAGGTTGATGGTTTAAAAATAACCAGTTTAAGAATAGTTACAGAGGATACATAAATGATTAACAACTACCTACCAACAGATTATCAAAACTTTATCGCTTTATCTAGATATGCTAGATGGAAAGATGATGAGCAACGCAGAGAAACTTGGATTGAAACTGTAGATAGGTATTCAGATTACATGTGCAATCATTTATGGAGTAAACATAATTATACAGTAACAAAAGCATTAAAAGAAAAGATAAACGATGCCATCGTATCTTTGGGTGTTATGCCTAGCATGAGAGCATTGATGACTGCAGGTGTCGCTTTGGACAGATGTCATGTTGCTGGATATAACTGTAGCTACATACCCGTCGATAGTCCTCGTAGTTTTGATGAGTGTATGTATATTTTAATGTGTGGCACTGGTGTAGGCTTCTCTGTTGAAAGAGAAAATGTAGATAAACTACCTATTGTCAACGAACATTTTGAGGGTAGTGAAACTGTAATAACAGTAGCAGATAGCAGACCCGGATGGGCAAAAGCACTTAGAGAGATGATAGCTATGCTTTATGTGGGTCAAGTGCCAAAGTGGGATGTGTCACAGATAAGACCTGCGGGTGCAAGATTAAAAACATTTGGTGGTAGAGCATCAGGTCCTGCTCCATTAGAAAACTTATTTAATTTTTGTATTGAAAAGTTTATGGCTGCAAGAGGTAGAAGATTATATCCAATAGAGTGCCATGATATCATGTGTAAGATTGGTGAAGTTGTAGTCGTGGGTGGTGTTAGACGATCAGCACTTATATCTTTATCTAATCTTGGCGATGATCAAATGAGACATGCTAAATCAGGAGAATGGTGGGATGAACCTGAAAGAAATATCAAAAGAGAAGGACAAAGATCACTAGCTAACAATTCTGTTGCATACAAGGGTAAGCCTGAAATGGGTACATTCATGAGAGAGTGGACTGCTTTGTATGAATCAAAGTCAGGAGAACGTGGCATATTTAACAGAGAGTCTGCTAAAAAGAAAGTTGATGAAAATGGTAGACGTAGCTCTGATCATCAGTTTGGTTGTAATCCATGTAGTGAGATTATACTTAGACCCTATCAGTTTTGTAATTTAACAGAAGTGGTTTGCAGAGAAACAGATACATTAGAATCATTAAAAAGTAAAGTTCGCATAGCTACAATATTAGGAACTTTCCAATCAACTCTTACTGACTTTAAATATTTAAGAAAGATATGGAAAGATAATACTGAAGAAGAAAGATTGTTGGGTGTTTCACTAACCGGGATACTTGATTGCCCTATTCTTAGACCTAATAATACTAATTTAAAAGATACATTAGAACAGTTAAGAACTGTAGCAGTAGAAACAAATAAAAAGATAGCTAAAGATTTGGGCATACCACAATCAACTGCTATCACTTGTGTTAAGCCTAGTGGTACTGTTAGTCAACTTGTTGACAGTGCTAGTGGTATTCATGCTAGACACAATCCTTTCTACATTAGAACAGTTCGTGGTGACAACAAAGATCCTCTAACACAGTTTATGCAACAAGTAGGTATTCCTATTGAGCCTGATATGGGTAAGCCTGATAGCGTCTCTGTGTTTAGCTTTCCTATGAAGTCACCTAACGGTGCAGTCACTAGAACTGAAATGACTGCTTTAGAACAATTAGATTATTGGCTTTTGTTTCAGAGACATTGGTGTGAACACAAACCATCTGTTACTATTTCAGTGAAAGAGAATGAGTGGATGGATGTAGGTGCATGGGTATACAGAAACTTTGATGAGGTTTCGGGTATATCATTTTTACCTTTTAGTGAGCACACATATCAACAAGCACCTTATCAAGATATCTCAGAAGAAGAGTATAATCAATTAATGAAGAAAATGCCTAGCACAATTGATTGGGGCATGTTAAAAGAGTTTGAGAAAGAAGATACAACTACGGGGAGTAAAGATCTTGCGTGTGTCGCAGGAGCGTGTGAAATAGTTGATATAGAAGGAAGATAAGATGAGAGAAATGCTATTAAGTGCATTGAAATCCTACTACGTAGGCAACATTAACAAACACATAGCTAATGTTGAAATTTATCTGAGAACATCTGTTGGTATTGGGGAGCACTCTGATATACAAGGCTCTATAGATAAAGAGTTAGAGGAGATAGACAAGTATGATGCTAGATTATCTATGATCTTAAAATACTTGGAGCGACCTACACAAGATAAACCTAATGAAACAAAAGAAAAAAGTTCTAAGTAGACAAGAAAGAGGTTTGGGTAAATATGATGCCCCATTAAAGTTGCAGTTTAATCAAGGTATGACAGGATTTAAATTTAACAAAGTAAATCCTTTCTCTGATAAAACTATGCAACATAGAGAGTGGCAGAGAGGTTATAACTCTGCTTATTATAAACAGGCAACAAGGAATGAGTCTAGAAGACGAAGCTAAAAAATTTATGCAAGGTAAAAAGAATTCTTTTCCAAGGCTAATGGAAGAGATTATAAAGAATCTAAAAGATATAGAAGTTATTGCTGAAGTAACTTTAAAAAAGTTAAGGGAGTTAAATGCAAAAAATAACTCCAACTTATGACCTATCTTGGTACTTAAAATGGATAGGGTCATTGTTCATCATGTCAGGGATAGTCTGCAGAGCAGTCGGTGTGTTTCCCCTCTACGATTTAGTATCCTCCTGCGTAGGCACTGGTTGTTTAACTGTTATGGCTTATCTTTGGCATGATCGAGCATTACTAGTATTGAATGGGGTTGCTTGTGCTGCCCTTATGATGGGTATATTGAGGGCATTTGCTACTTAATAAAGCCTCTCTCTCTAGCTATATTTAATAACTCACCGTAGTCATCTCTCTCTACTTCTACATTATATATATTTTCAAAATCTTGCACTACTATGGCTCTTTCGGCACTTGATAAATTTTTAAAGAAACGTGATTTATTTTTTCTAATAATATCATTGTCTGTATCCCACTCTTTTGCACCTGTAGCATAAGCCAAGGCTTCGTTTCTAGCGGCATTTAATCTAGTTGTTAACATTTTCTTTTTTATAAGATCTGAGGGTTCGTTTATATATTCAGGACTATTAATAAGCTGACTTAAACCACTTTCAACCCTTGTAGCAACAAACTGTCTTGCCTCTCTATTTCCTTTGGGATCACCAACTAATTTTCTTGGTGCAACTTGAACGTAGTCCATCTTAAATCTATCAAATTCTTTTTGAACATCATTCTTCTCTTCTTGTGGTGTTAAACCTGATATCTGCCTGAATAAAGGCATGTGGTTTCTAATCCCTGTAGTTTTATACGGAGATGTTTGTGCAGGTCTCTCAAAGAAACCATCACCATCTGCATGTATTTCTATTGGAAAAGATCGAGTTGCTTGTTTTAATGCATAAGGTAAAAATTCTACATCAGTGTTGTCTGAAAGTAGTCTATATTCAGGACTAATCATAGCATAAACATCTTTTAACATTCCTGCTCCAACTACAAATGTACTTAAATAATTTCCTAATAGTCTAGCTCCTATTTCCTCTGCTCTTTCTACTGCCTTGATATCACCCTCTGCGACTATCGCTTTAGTTAATCCATCTACAAAGTCTAAACTAACACCTGCTCTACCAAAAGCACCACCTGTTAAAGATGTTATTAGATCTCTAGTTTTAAAATCAGGAATTACTTTGTCATTCTCATGTAATCTATACCCAAATCGTTTCTCTAAAGGACCATTAGGTCCTCCATACGAGTATAACATATCTGCTATTACTGCAAATGGTGTAAAAGGTCCTAGTGCTGCTCTAGCATCGAATGTTCCATGACCAAAAGGATTTTTGTATACATAAGCACCTGTATTCTCGTCACCTAACTGCTCTCGCATTCCGTAGAAAGCTGCTAATAAAGAAAATCCTGTTACTTGTTTACCAAACCTCTCTGCTGCCCCTGATTTATTTAATATGTTTCCTAAATTAAACATACCTAATATAGGAGCATGTTCGTAAGCAAATCTAAATGCATTAACCATGTATCTTGGGAATGGTACAAAAGTAGAAGCTAATGCAGACTTACTAAAAAAATCTATAAATATAGCAGCGGCATCATTAAATGTACCACCTCTGCCTCTAAATCTACCTGTTTGATAAGTAAAGTCCATAGCTTGATTCATGGCTTGAGCAATAGATTTATCATCCATTAATTTTAAACCACCACTGTTAACTAAGTCACTTAAATTATTTATTCCTTTTTCTTTAAATCCCCTACTAGATGTCTTTCCTGTTTTAGGATCTACAAATATATCTGCTTTAATCATCTTATCAATTTCACGAGAAAAAACTGCACTTTTAAATAGATTATCACTCATTGTGTTAAAGGTATTAAAAAATCTTGCAGTCTTCATCAATCTGCTTTGATCATTACCAGCAAGTTGACCTATGTCTCCAAGCTCTCTAAATAATTGTTTTGCTCTATCCGAATTGCCTAAAGTAGGATCTTTAAACATTCTTATTAAGACAGCAGTATCTTCACTTTGTAATCCTAATACCATGTCTTTTAATACTAAAGAATCATAACTAGTTTTTAGTTCTGCTTTCCCTAATGCAACTGCTAGTTTACCTGCCTCTTTAGCTTGATCATCATTAAAAACTGCACCTTTTAATGGGTAATACACTTTACCTTGCATACCTCTATAGACTGCAGATCCAAAATTATTTAAGGCATAAACATAGTTACGTAAGTATCCGTTAGATGTGTTTCTTACCGTTGTTGCTGCTTGTACTGTCATCATTCCTATACGAGCTTTATTTAGAGTTGTTAAAAAATCAGATGTTGCATTTAAAAATTTACCTTTATCGGTTTTTTCTAATAGTTTTTTTCTTGCTGCCTCTGTGCCTTCACCTAAAGTAAATAATGCTTTATCTACTTCATTTAATTCTTTCATTATTCTTTCATTTAAATCTTTTTGTATTCTACCTGCTCTACCTAAAGTTCTACCTGCTTGAGAGATGTCGGCTAAGTATAAAGCTCCAAACTCAGATGGAGTTATTTTGTATTTTTCTAGTATACCACCAAGATCTTCTATTAATTTATCTTGTCCAACATCTCCCTCAGATGTTAATGCTCTATACACCCTAGATGTTATTCTCTCCTCTAAATCCTCTTTACTGCCTTTTACCACACCGAATCTAGGACCAACTTTATCGGCTAACTCTGCACCCGCAGATGCAATGTTTGCTATTATTTTATCATCTAAAGATATAGCTAAATCACCTATAGGCTCTTCTTGACCTAATAGTTTTAACTTTTTACCCATTTGCATTGCAGTTGTACCTGCAGTTTCTTCTAAAGATAATTTTAATCTGTTATTAAGCTCTTTACTTGCCTTACCTACAAATGTTTTGTTGCCTATATTTTTAGATGTTATATTTTTAAATACCTCTTCTACATCATTTCTTTTTGTTTGTAGTTGTCTTATTGCATAGTTCTCTGCAACATTTGCAGTAATTGCTTTTCTTGTTCCTGTATACGCACCTAGCAATGCCCCCGGTGCCATACTCAATGCTCCAGACAATGCCACTGTAGACATGTCAATCTCATCTTTTAAACCTAAATCTACTCTTGTTTGTTCTTGTGCCGCTGTTGTGCCTGCTCCAGCCGCACCATCAACTACCCCTGCACCTATTAGTGTTTTATATCCACCTTTGGCAAATCCCTCTCGTAGAGCTTTAGTTCTAGAATATTCACCTGCTTTTTTCATGGCTGTAGTTGTTATGGCATCTTTCATGCCTTCTTTCTTAACACCGTTTCTAATTAATTCTTTTATGCCAAACTTTATACCTTGTTGAGCAGCTAAAGATCCTCCTTTGGCAGCCCCAAAAGAAAACATACCAGCATACGTAGATGGGGCAGTAAATACACCACCTAAATAATCAGTTATAGTTTCGCCTGTAAATTCTGAATCTTGTTTGTCAAACGTAGACATGAGATTACCCATCCTAGTTAAACCTTCTTCATCGCCTTTATTTATATAATCTTGAGCTTGATACATATCTCTAACAGCAGTAACCTCATTTACATTCTGATAACGAAAATGCTCTAGATATCTGTCATATATATCTTCTCTATCCAAAGAGAAATAGTCCTCTCTGTCGGCAAGAAACTGCGAAGCATCGTTTATAAAATTAGTATTATTTATTAAATTTTCTCTTGTAAGATCTTCTTGAGAAAACTGAGTGTAATCACCCTTCATTAAAGAACTCCAAGTTTTTTCATCGCTTCATCAATTTCAGTAGAAGTAAAAGTTGGATTTTTAGATTCAACCATAGCTCTTACTTTACCTGCGTAGAAAGTTTGCTGTCTAGTTTTATTTTGATTCTTTGCTTGTTTATAAAGAGTGACAAGATTATCTAAGGTTTGTGGTAGATTTTTGTTTTTTTCCTCTACTCCTACAATCGGACTGCCTTTCTTTTTAATATCAGTCACTTGTGATTCAGATAGTTTATCTTGAGGGAGAACTTCTAACTTACCATCTGTAACTGTTAGTTTTTTATTTGTACTAATCGCTTGAAAAAGTTTAGGCATTTGATTTACATCAACACCACCTGAAAATGCTAAAGCTATGATATCAGAATAATATCTTACTGTTTCATTTATTAACTTTCTTTGATTGTCACTGTCACCAACGCTTAAATATTGACCCAGATTATTTTGTTTAAAATCAAAACCATATGTTTGAACCAACAGATCTGTTACCTCATTATTTAACGCTATAAAATCCCTAAATGTAAATGGGGTTACTTTACCTGTTCTTTGTAATTCTGCAGTTTTTTTAGCTTGTAAGAACTGAAAGTCCATCATGTTTTTTATTCTAGCTTCTTTTTTTATATAGTCTGGATCTTTGGGATCTAACTTTGCCTTAAACATTTGCAATCTTCTTATCTCTGTTGCGGGATCTGTGCTCATGCCTAATAGTAAAGGATCAAGTTTAACCTTTGCTGATGGTGGTAAATCATCTAACGCACCTGAATCATTAATATCCACACCTGCCGCTTTTAATAGAGCCTCTGATTTCTTGGCTACTTCATTACCGGCAAAGTCAGGGTCTCCACCAAATATATCAAATTTCATGATACCAACAGCTGCATCTTTTCCTAACTCTTTCATGTCAGGCATAACCACGGGATCTACTGTTCTTTTCGCTATGAGACTAGATGTTATAGGAGTGCTATGATTAAATCTTTGTGCAATTTTTATGACATCTAAAGGGGAATCTCCATAAAAAGAGGCAGCGGAAGCACTTTTAGAGTATTTTAAAGCATTTGTTAATCCAAATTGATTAACCAAACCATCAGCAGCTAATAATACATCTTCTGCATCATTACCATCTATGCCACCTAGATTAGATATAATCTCATCTACAATTTTTTTATTGTCTTTAAAACTTGCATCAAATTCTTTCTTTTGCGACAGACCACTCTTAAAAGATGTTTGCACTAAATTATCTATATTAGTCTTTGTTCTATCAATATCATCTTGAAATCCTTCAGCAAAACCCTCTGCAGTCCCACGCACAAGACCCTTACCAAATTCTGAATCTAATCCTAATGCCTTTCCTAAAGAACCTAAAAATGCCATCTATACTCTCCTTGCCATTAAACCCATAGGTTGAGGTTGCTCTTCTTGTTGTAATTCTACTTGTGGCTCTTCTATTCCAATATCTTCTGTGGGTGCTCTTAACTCATTCATCTTATCGTTAATAATTCTAGAGACAGCAGTTGGTCTTTCTGTTTCCATGCCTTCCATGCCAGTTTGATACTGAACACCCTCTGCTTCAGCTATGGTCATTAAAAGCTCTACTATAATAGGTATAACTAACATACCCACATCAACACTATGTACACCTTCCATAACACTTGCCAATTGTATTGTGTTAGCTAATGTAGCTAATGGTACACCCATCTCTATTACATCAACAAGTTGAGCCTTAAACTGATCTGTATTCATTCTTTCTACATAGTAGTTTGTAGCTTGTTCTACAGTTGTTATTTCAGGGGGTGTTTGCCAAGGTCGTGAACCAACCTCAAATGTCATACCCATTCCGGGTATAGGTCTATCAAACGACTGTTCCATCACCTTCTCCGTTCTTTTGCATTTTTCTAGCTTCTCTTATATGCATTTGTATATCTCTTGCCAAGATAGCGGGTTGCTGATTCATCATTGATGCTTGTTGAATAGGGGGTCTTGATCTAGTCATCATGCCCACACTTTTAGGTTTATCGCCCATTTTAGGCAATTTAATTTTTTCAAACGAACTTAATAATTGTAATGTTGGGTTTGTTATCATTATCCAAATAATCCTTGACTTATAGCTGCAGATCCTAATGTACCAATTAGTTTTCCAACAGCAGTTCCTGACGCAGAGCTAGACTGCATGGCTGTGACCTCTCTTCTAATATCAGCACTAAGTTCTGCTTCAGCTAATCTAGCTATTCTATCTAACTGATTATCTGCAGATGTCCATGCCCACTCCATAGTGTCATTATAGTGAGACCATAGATTATCATATGCCTCTTTAGATATATCAAGAACTGCGTTTGCATTCAACTCATTTGCTCTATTTACAGATGCTGTATCTGCTGTTGCAATCTCTCTCCTCCACACTGCGTTGTTCTGTGCTATTGCTAATTGGTTTTGTGCATTAAACTGATCACGTTGATTGTTTATCTCTGCGTTAAATCGCTCTACTGTATTCACTTGCCCTGCATTAAACTGACTTTGTGCATTAGCTTGTGTTGCATTAAACTGCGATGCTTGTTGTGCTAAATTAGAGAAGAACTGATCTACTTGATTCTGTGATGTTGCGTTAAACTGATTAGCGGCATTTGTAGCAGCTTGATCTGTAAACAATGCTTGTGTTCTCTGTTGTGCTTTAAACAACTCTGTCTGCTGTTGATTTGTTAAATTAGCCATGTCTTGTTGTAAGAATGATTGTGCGTTTTGTACAGCGGCTTGTTGTCTATTATTTAAATTAGATGAATCTAAGTTTGCTAGTGCAGATGCCTCTGCTAATACAAGAGCTTGTCTATTCGATAGATTATTTAAGTTCATAGTGTTTGTTGCACGACTATTCTCTAATGCTATCTGTTGTTCTGCATTAAAGTTTAAATTAGCTATATCACCAATCTTTGCGGCATTTTGCACTCTTGCTTGAAATGCTTGATCAAACTCTTGTCCTATAAACTGTGCTCTCTGTTGAGCAGCTAACATAGCACGTTGCTGTCTGTTGGATAAGTTTTGATTCTCAAATTGTGCAAACACACTTGCATCTGCTTGTGCTACAGGTAATGCTGACTCTATGGCAGCTTGTATTAATGCTTGTCCTGCTATACTAGATGCACCCAAACCTCTTTGTTGCATTACTGCTTGGACACCTCTGATAGCACCTGCCGCCCATGATGGTGGATTAGTGGCATCAAAGTTTGCAGTAAGACTAGCTAACTGTCCTTGAACAGTTGCTTGATCTGTTGGTGTTGCAGTTGCAGCTTGTATTTGCTCTGTATACTTAGATGCAGTCTCTGCATTAGCAGTAGACGATACTAGCTCACCTTGCTCTATTTGTCTTTGTATTGGATTTTGTAATAATGTAGCTTGACCTTGTGCGGCATTTAAATCACCAACACTTGATGCTGTTTGTTGAGCCGCTAATACTTTAGCTCTTGGGTCTTCTAATGTTGTCTGTGCTGCTTGAGTTGCCGCCAAAGCACTATCTACTGCTGGAGCACTCCTCTCTGCAGAAGTTATGTTAGCGTCTTTTTGTTGTTGTATATTAGCAGTTGTTGTTGGTGCTACAGTTGTAGGCACACCTACTGTGCCTGATAGTTGTCCTAAGTCACCACCTAAAAGTTGATCTTGTGTTATTTGTGTTCCGACAGGTATAGTTACACCACCTTGAGGTAATGCAGGGTTTTGTGCTCTATCAGTAAAAACATCACCTATGCCAGTATCAGGGGTATATTGTGTAGGTGGGGAAGGCACATCTGCTTGTGGTAATTGTCTCGGATCTGCTTGAGTAGTTCCTCCAACTTGCATGTTAACAACGCCACCTTTAGCCATCTGTCTAGCCATAGATTCATAGACAATCATCTGTCTTTTCTTTTCAGGGTTTTGTTGTAAGTAATTATCGAAGTCATCCATAGAGCCTTGATAACCCATTTTAGTGGCTATCTTTCTCATTCCTTCGGGTTTAAATCCTGCAAATCTTGCCATTATCTACTTCCCATCAATACTTTGTCTAACTTATCTTCTAATCTTCTTAGTGCATCCATCAACTCATGCACATCATCTT